GGGCAGGATTGGTGCTGATGTCTGAGGTCAAGCCTTTCCTGGACCCTGTAGTAGGATGGGGTAGGAGGAGCCTCGGACGAGGAGAGGGGGAGACCGCGCGCGAGCAGAGCCCTACCTGCCAGGCAGTACTTGCCATGTGGAAAGTTTAAACTTGCCAAGTGGTAAGTTTGCAGCTCAGAAGTTTCGGGCCTACGCGAGCTGGGCGCGACCGCGCGAAATCAGCGTGCGATGCTCGAGGCCGAGGGGGTACCCCCCCCAATGCCGAACCCGAAATGACATGTCATGATGATTTGACCTCTCTATGCAACACCCTTAAACTCATCCCATGCTACAAAACGACCACCAAAGAGCCCTCGCCCTGCTGGTTTCCGGCCACAACATGAGCGAGACCGCAAAAATGATCGGCGTAAGGCGCGAAACCGTCTGGCGCTGGACCAAAACCCCGGAGTTCGCATCCGAAATGGCCCGTGTACGCGAGTCATCCATGAGCGCGCTCGAGGTAATCCTACATGAGTCCGCAATTGAGGCTGCTGAAGTGCTGCGGGCGGTAATGAAGGACGAGGATGCCAACCCTAATACGCGCATACGGGCGGCTGTGGCCATACTGGAGCGCGTTCAGAAGGCACAGGAGGCGAGAGCCAAGCGGGAGGAGATGAAGCCCCCCACCATGGACCTGGAGGAGTGGGTAAGCGGTGAGAAGGTGAATGGGTAAGTCAAAGACCCACCGTGTTCCTGAGCTTCTGCAGGATCCAAAAGAGTTCATCTCCCGGCTCTGCATCATGCACAAGCAGAGGCAGCGGCTACACAGATTTGAGCTGAACCGGGCTCAGATAGAGCTGATAGACGCCCTACAGAATCACAACCGCATCATCGTCCTGAAGGCTCGGCAGCTGGGCATCAGTACACTGACAAGGGCCTGGCACTTCTATCAAGCGTATATGGCCGACCAGCCACGGCAGTTTGCTGTGGTGAGTCATACGAGATCTTCAGCTGAAGAGCTTCACCGGATTGAGAAAACCTTCTACGACAATCTACCTGCCGCTCTACGGAAGCCCCTCGCGCGCGCATCTATACGGACTCTGAAGTTCTCCGAGTCTGGGTCACAGCTCAGAACGTATACGGCATCTGGCCGAGGTGGAGCCCGGTCCTACGCGATGAACAGCGCTCACTTGTCTGAGTTCGCTTTCTATGAAAAGCAAGAAGAGACGATGGCCACCGTCATGGCGGCGGTTGGGGATGGTCAGGTCATCATCGAGAGCACCCCAAATGTGCATGGGGACATGTTTCACCGGCTGGTTCAGGGGGCTATTGAGGGCACCAACGAGTGGAAGCTGGTGTTCTTTCCTTGGTATATGCACGATGCGTATGTGACTACATACGATGGGAGTGCCAAGTTCTCTGACAGGGACCGGGACTACATGGAGGAGTTTGGTCTCTCCCGTGAGCAGATGCTGTGGAAGAGGAGGCAGGTCAGGACTCTTGGAAAGCGGAAGTTCAAGCGGGAGTATCCTGCTACCGTTGAGGACTGCTTCAGCTCTACGAGGCAGAACTACTTTTCTCCTGAGTCTCTTGCCAAGATTCAGCCCATAGACCTGGGTTCCAGGGAGCACCGTTGCTATGCGGACCCTCTCGAGGGTGACTCATATGTAATGGGTGTGGATGTGAGCGCAGGCCTGGGTGGAGACCACTCGGTAGTGACCATCTGCAGCGTCTCCACCCGTCAGCCCGTGTACCACTATGTGGACAACCGGGTCAGCCCTGTGCGGCTTGCGGATAAGATTTTAGATCTATGGGCAAGATACAACAACTGTCAGATATTGGTTGAGTCCAACAACCAGGGCCAGCTCGTTCTCCACAGGCTCCGGGAGCTCAAGGTCAAGCGCTTGTATCTCGAGGACGGCAAGGACTTCCGCACAACGGTGAAGACCCGGCCGCTCTTATACGGTGCCCTCAGGGAGGCCATAGAGGACGAGATCATCCTTGGTCTTGATAAGCTGGCCATCGAGGAGCTGGCGGCCATCGTGTACCGCAATGGTAAGCCACAGTCGCCCAAGATGGGTTCAGACGATATTACGATGTCGCTGGCTCTGTGCTATTACCTGCTGGCCCGAAAGCCTTTACAGGTAACCCATAGTATTCGCAAGGCAGTTATGGAAGACTATCTTCAAAAGCAGAGGGCGAAGAACGCGAAACGGGCGCTTCCGTGGAACGTAAAGGGTGGAAACACCCAGGGTGGGTATAGATGAAGCCAACGGACCTGAAGCACATTCTTGACGAGCATGATGAGTTCTGGGAGGATCAGCGTCAGGAGCTGGTTCGGTTCAAGGCAGTCTACGAGATGGACTTCTGGGAAGAAGAGTCTGCCGACAAGACTCAGATACGCATCCAGACCAACGATGGGTATGGGTATATCGAGGGCTACCAGGCATCTCTGTTTGCGAGGAACCCTGCGGTTGTTGTGAAGACTGGTGTGAGTGGCAAGGGTGACCCTGAGAAGGCGAAGGGTGTAGCCAACTACTTCTTGGGCAAGTCTCGGAGCGTGATCGAGGGGGCCAGCCGTATGGCTCTCATCTACCCGAACTCGTTCATCAAGTACGTTCCGAGGGAGGCAGACAACGTCTATGATAAGGTCATCCCGGTGGCTGTTCCTCCTTGGGAGGTCATAGTCGACAGGGACGCGGTACGGTGGGACTTGCAACGCTATGTTGCACACATCTACTGGCTCAGTGTTCCGAAAGCCAACGAGCGCTTTAAGCGTCGGAAGTCTTTTGCCGACATGGCGACCGATATGGAGAGCTATTTTGACGAAGACAAGGAGGCGAAGGAGAACTATGACCGTGACCGTGCGGCTCCAAAGTCTGACATGTTTCGTCACATTAAGATTGTCGAGATGTATGACTTGTTGGAAGACAAGCTCTACTGGTGGAGCCCTGCTGAGCCCACCAAGTGGTTAGACAAGGAGGACTTCATTCCCTTCAGGGACATATCCGACAACCCTGTTGTTCCGATCATACCGTTCTACTACAACAACATACCTGACCGGCCGCTTGAGGGATACTCGAGCATGAAGCGCATCTATGACCAGCTGTACGAGATGAACATCATCCGTTCATTCCAGGCCAATGCGGTACGAAAGGCTTCAAGGCAGTGGTTGGTGAAGAAGGGCGAGCTGTCCTCTGAGGAGATGGCCAAGGTCACCAGCGGGGTGGATGGTCTCTTCATCGAGGTGGAGTCGGAGGGGTCGCTGGACACAATCATCCGTCCTGTACCGCACGAGTCCACCCCTGTGGAGGTTGCTCGGTACTATCAGGATGTCCAGAACGACAAGGACAAGGGCTCTGTGGTGGCGCCCTTTACTCGAGGCGAGGTCACCAAGGCCACGGCCACAGAGATTGCGGCTCTCGCGGCTTATACCAGCTCAGAGATTGGCCGCATGGCCAGGGAGCGGGACGCTACTATTGAGCACATGGCGAGCGTGTATCTGTGTGTCTTGTCGGTATTCTTGGAAGAGGAGAAGACTGCGGCTCTCATGATCTTTGAGGGCAAGTCTGAGGCTATCAGCGCCAAGGACATCATGGGTGACTTCCGCGTCTACGCTGCAGACCAAGCGGCCACACCCATGTCAGAGGCTGTTCACAAGCAGCAGCTACTCGCCAACGTGCCTGTTCTGGTTCAGCTTGGGGTGCCTCCTGCGAGCATCTTGAAGGAGCTCGTAAGGATCATGGACCTGCCGGAGAGCTTCATCGTTGAGCAGCAGCCAGAGCAACAGCCGTCCACTCCTGGTCAGGCACCTCAGACCAAGCTGCCGCCAGACACTAATGAGATGGTGAGGAACCCATCTGTGGCCAATATCGCCCATGCGCTGCCCAACATGGAGGCCTGATGCCCCTGTTTGACTACCAGTGCAAGTACGGGCATGTCACAGAGAGGTTGATCTACGGGGGTGACATCCCAAACAACGCCATCTGTAAGTGTGGATCTAACTCTGAGAGGATGGTCTCTGCCCCGGCTTATACACCTGGGAGGTGGGGAGACCAGACCGGAAAGTACGGGGTGAACGGTCACTATGACCATGCTCTCGGTGCCAGTTACTCCACCTCGATGGAGAAGGAAGCGATCATGCGGAAGAAGGGCGTGATCTCGAGCTCAGACTTGGACCAGCACTTCGTTGAAGATCGAATCCAGAAAGAAGAAGCCGAGCACGCTCAACACCAGGGCAACATCAAGGCTCTCAAGCAAAACCTCGCAAAGCATGAGCCTGGACGGGCGATTGCAGAGACATTCTCCGTGCCTGAAATGCGAAAGCAGGGCATTCTCACCGACTCAAACGTAAAGGGATGACCATGCCTTACCGACCAAACGACCAGCAGCTTGAATCCATGCTCAGCCAGGAGGGCGGCAGCCCCTCTCTCCGTCCAGACCAGCCTGCTGTTGAGGCTGAGATCATAGGAGCGGCTGAAGACCTGGACACGGAGCGAGATGCGGCCGTGGACAACATGGCTCCTACTGGTCAGTTCTCTGTGGAGGCTCTCAATGACTTGGTTGACTCTTTGAATGCAGTCCTTCCCATGTTTGGAGAAGATCAATCTTACCCCTCCTTTAGCGATGGGATCGACGGCCCGCTCCCCACGGAGTTTGTGTCCGCTCTGGCGATGGTGGCAGATGCTGCCCGCTCTGCTGGACTTGAGCGCCTGGCACCAGACTTGGAGAACATGGGAGACGATGGAGGACTCGACAAGGCGGCACGGATGCTGGATACCTTGGCGGGAGACCAGAGCTTCAAGACTTTTCTGCGGACATCGGTAACTCAGCCGGCCCGCGAAACCCCCGCCCCGGCTCCAGAGGCAGCGCCTCCTGCAGCACCGCCATCTGGTGACATGGACGCTCTTCTTCAGTCCAGGGCATAACCACCCCCTGACGGGGATACGGATACATCATGGAAGACACAGCAGCTGCCCCGGCAGCCACAGATACCCCTGCGCCAGCTCCAGAGGCAGCGCCAGACACTCCATCGGAGGCGCCACAAGAAGCGGCACCGGCACCAGCCGAGGCTCCTGCTGAGGAGGCACCAAAGGAGTACAGCATTGATGACTTGTTGAGTGCAGAGATGCAAGATCCAATCATCACATCTGGTGAGAGTCACACCGGTATCAACTACCAGCAGGTCTTGAACGAGCTGCCCGATGATGCGAAGCGTTTGATCTCCAATCTCCGCAGCAGCTACACCAAGAAGACCCAGGACATTGCGGAACAGAAGAAGATCATGCAGCAGCATGTGGAGGAGATCTCAAGCCAGAGAGAGGCCCTCTACAAGAGCGAGTTCTACAAGGACGTGCAAGAGGCCGCAGCCAAAGAGCCGGGGAACCTGGACCCGTATGACCCCAAGTCATTCGAGGCTCGCATCCAGAGCGAAGTGGCCAAGCGCATGCAAGACATGCTCAAGCCCATGAAGCAGGCCCATGAGCTCCAGCAGCAGAAGCATGCCCTGGACAACTTCAAGCGAGAGCACCCAGATATGGAGGAGATGAAGACCGACATCGCAAAAGTTCTGATCAAGAACGAGCACATGGACCTCGAGCAGGCGTATTGGGTGATCAAAGGCAAGCGCCTCCAAGACCAGCACAAGACCCAGACCGAGGAGCTTGGCCGATACAAGAACGCTGCCCGCTCTGCTGGACTCAAGGTTGGAGGCGACAGCCGTGGCAAGTCCTCAGGTGTTCCGCAGTACGTCTTGGACAAAGACGATCCTGTGGCCATATACAAATGGCTCGAGTCAAATAAAACAAAGTGAAGGTTGCGCGCGCGTATCTGTTTTGATACCGTCTCCGTGCGGCCCCCGTTGGGACAAGCCTCAACCCGCCCCCATAGCTGGGATAAGCGTGACTGACTCTTGTTTCAACCCTAAGTTATAGGTTTATCATGGCCGTTCAAAACGACATTCTCTCCAGTACCGCGCGTGCTCGGAGCAAGAAGGCCCTCGATAATCTCTTTCAGACCGTCCCTCTTCTTGACCACATCAAGAAGGCTGGTGGAGTCGAAGAGATTAACGGTGGACAGCGCATTACCCGCGCAGCAATCCTTGCCGAGCATTCCAATATCACCCAGCTCTCTACCGGCTATGAGTCGATCGCTGCTGGTGTGGCCGATGTCCTCCGCTCTCCTGAGTTTGAGTGGTGTGACTTCGTGGCACCCATCATCATCACCAAGAAGGAAGAGCTC